GAGGTTCTTGTATTTCTAATTTTTTAAACTTAGGGTCAAAAGGTTCAAATATAGGTTTTAAATCTTCTAGTATTTTTTTTAATTCTTCTATCTCGTACGTATACGCGTGCGAAGCTAAACCTTTAAAATAATTTGCTAAATTAGCTGGTGTAGGTAGTAAAACTGCCGGACATTCTAATGGCGGTATTGTTAATGTAGGAGTTGTCATTATATAACACGTGTTTTAGTTAATGATTTAAATTCTATAGTTCCGTCTTCTAAAAATTTAATATAAGAGCCAGTCTTATGAGTTATTTTAATTATTTCTTTACCAGAAGTATTATCTAATTCAATTTTATGACCCGCTTTTGATTTATAAACTTTGTTATCTATTGATGGTTTATTTCCACCTGCATTAATTGCATCTACTACTTGAGTCACACCAGGATTTACATATGATTCTTCAGGAATATCTGGCGTTCCATCTGTTTGCGTTGCGATTGAACCCATAACTATAGGGTCTTGAGCTGATGGACCATCTGCAAAGAATCCTACAACCCATGAACCAACTTCTAAGTGATGATTACTACCATTACCTTTAATAGATGCTGATGTTGTTGGCATCATAACAGTTGCCCAAGGATAATCAGCAACATTTACTACTCCATCATAATATCCATAAGCATGTACTCTTACTCTATTTAAATTTTTAGTATCATTGATATCTTTTACTTCGCCAATAAACCATGTAAAGACTCCGTTTTTAAATTGGTCTACCTTCCTATCAAACATTATTTACCTCTTATTTGTTCTTCAATAAATGAATCTTTTTTAACTTTAGCATTTATTAAATAACCATCTTTGCCAAAGTGGTGTGTAATACTTGATACAAGATAAGCACCACTTACATAATTATCAAATATTTCTCCATCAGCTCCTTCTTTATTTGAAAGTTCTTCTGATACATCAGCTTGTTTTAATATTACAAGACTAATAATTAAACCAGGAGCTAAGTTAAAATCGCCAGTTAAATTAAGGTCAACTACTGTAGTATCTAAATTATTAATACTCATTCTACTTCTTAATAATGCTTCATCTTGAGTCGGATTATGATAATTCTGATGATTATCAAATGCATTAGCGTTATATGTTATCCAATGCTGTTTAAATTTTTTAAAATCAGTAATCTTTTGACCATCGATAGTCATCTTATCATTTATTGGCGCAAAGGTATTTAATCTTATCTTAGGAGTATCATATTGAACAGTTTTATCACTTCTTGTTTTAGTTGATATATCTAATTTATTTAAAACTCCTCCAAAAGTTCCTTTTGAAGATGCATTTAATTTAGAAACATTTAATGAAGATGCCATTTTTTGTATTTTAAGTCTTTCTTCTTCAAACATTTTTTCTTCTTTACTATTATACATTGTCTCAGTTGGATTAGGATTTCTGTTATAGTTTCCATATACTTCATTTTGATTAAGTATCGATGCATATGATGTTAAAACTAATCCAAATTTTGCTGATTCATAAAAATATATTTGAGTATTATCATCAAAAGAATTTCTTAAGAGCCAACTAATAGCTTGAAGTGGCTGTATATTAGGGTATATGCCTTTTATAATACCTTTTGTTGAAGCACTTACTTGTAATTTTGAGTCAAGATTAGTTTTTACTATTTGAGATACCAAAGCTCGAGGTGTTCCTTGAAACGCTGCATCTAAAAGTTTTTTATTATTTAAATACATATGTTTAGAAACACATACAAGAGTATAAGATTTAGATGCTGGTGTTGGTTCAGAAAAATTTGTTATATCAGCAATATAAAGTTCTAAATCAAATCCTTGTTCTCCAAGTTTTGGTTCATTTCTTGCAATTATTAAATGAATTTTTTCATTACCAGATAATTTTAGTTCATTTGTAAGGTTAGCTGTATCTACTAAGAATATTTCTACTACTATACCTGAACGATGTAGACCTTCATGAATTTTTATATCATGGATAGCGCTTTTTAATTCAACTTCATGTCCATTGTTTGCTGTAATAATAGCTTGGTCAATACTATAACTCTTCGGAGATACCGATACGTTATCTTTACCGACTGAATTATAGTTGTTACTCATCTGTTAAGTAATTCTTTAAATGATTTTATAAAAGCAGTCATGCTAGAAGGATCGATAATTCTTATTTGAGCATTCTTATCATTTGTTTCTTCAATATGCGCTCTGTTTGTAACAAAAGATAAGTTAGCTGGTGATACACCCCCAACAATATGGTCACTATTAGTAACTGGTTTTTTAAGAGCATCGTCTGTTCTGTGATAATAGTATGGAGCGTCAATGTAATTATATACATTATAAGTAGAAACTGAATCTTCTGATGTTGCTCCTACAATTAATTCTTTAGCTCCGTTTGATGAACCTATAAATGTCCCTGTTGTATCTTGTACAATTAACTGACTTAAATCGACTATTTTTTTAGTAACTTTTCCTGATGCGCTACTGACTGAACCAGTAACTGTTTCGCCCATTTTAAATCTACCAGATAAACTATTTTCATGGTTATTAAGTACTTGAGGATTAGTTTCTATTGCAAATCCGTTATATGATGTTGCCATATACTCTTGTAAAGCTTCTTGACTCATAGGCCACGCTCTGTATCCATCATGTAAATGGTCATTTATTAAAAAGAATGTCCAATAAAAATGTGGTGAATCATATAATCTACCAGATACTATGTCAGGCCTTTCGCCATTTTTTATTTCATAAAATTTATATCCGGAAAAATTATCTATAAAAGTAGGTAATGGTCTTACACTTCTAAATAAATCAACCATATTTTGTTGAACTCCGGTACGATTAAAATCATACTTTACTTTTGGAAAATGTTTAAAAAAACTCATATATTCAACTCCTAATTGTTAACTACACTGCCTTGGCCTGCAGGAGGATTATAATATCCTTCTTTTCTTTCATCGATAGTATCATCATTTTTATATAAATCTTGACGTACAAGAACTCTTTCTTCTTGAAATGTAAGAGCTAAATCAACTTCTACCGGAGCTCCACTATCTTCATGCATTGCTACTGAAGTTTCATTAATTGAAGTTTCTAGTGATGTTAAATAACAAGGTTTTATTTTCGGCATATATGGATTTTCTTCACCCATAACTAAAAATTGTATATTAAACAATGGTGGATATACTAAAGCAACTGAACCAGCTCTCTTTGGATATAAAAATTTTCTAAAAGTTCTTTCAATAGCAACAGCCATATCAGACTCTTCTACATTACTTGCAACTAATTTAAAAGCAAAAGAGTATCCTCTTACATTTGTACTTTCGTATCCTGTTCTTGTATACGGATTTGTTGCAATACCAGCTTTTAATGCCGCAGCACTTGTTATTTTATCAATTCTTCCGCCTGCAATATTAGCTAGATTATCTTTTGCAAGAATAGCTGTAGCATACATATCTGCGTCAGTAACTGAACTAGTTCCTCCACTCTTTAATCCCAGAGCTATACCTGCAAGACTTTTTAAAGTACCAGCATCAAATGATGTATAGTTTGCTCCATCAGATACTGAAATACCTGGTGGTTGATGTAATACAATTGATACATTTTTTGTACCATTTGTTTGTCCAATGCCAAATCTTATAAGAGGATATCCCTCATTAGCTCCCTCTGCTAAATCGCTTGGAAAATGATAACTTTGGCTTTTTGATAGACCAACTCTTTCTTGTACTGTAGCATCACTTATATTTTCTATAGATTCTTGTATTGAATCAATAATACCTTGCTCTTCTTGTTGAGCTGCTCGCTTTGCTTCTCTTTCGGCTTGTCTTGCTTGTCTTTTAGCTGCTCTTTCTGCTTTCCATTCGGCAAATGAACTCATGCTTTTCTCCTATATAAATACTTATATTAATTAATACTATAGAGTTATTTATATGAGTTATAGAGGCAGATACACAATAAAGCGACCAGAAAAATATGCGGGAGATGCAAATAAAGTTGTATACCGTTCTTTGTGGGAAAGACAAGCATTTAAATGGTGCGAAAACAATCCAAAAGTAAAGATGTGGAATTCAGAAGAGGTAGTTGTACCTTATAAATGTACTGTAGATAAAAAATTACATCGTTATTTTGTTGACCTTTTAATACAAATGGAAGATAAAAAAACTTATTTAATAGAAATTAAACCAAAAAATCAAACAACTCCACCTAAAAAACGTAGTCGTAAGACTAAAAAATATATTAATGAGATGATTACATATAGTAAGAATCAAGATAAATGGGAAGCAGCTACTCAGTTTGCTGAATATAAAGGTTGGAAGTTTCAAGTATGGACAGAAGAAACTTTAAAGAATTTAGGCATAAAGATACTATAAGTCTGTATAAATAGATATATGGCAAGTTTATTCGATACCCTACAAGCAAACGCATTTAGAAGCGGAATAAAAGCTCGTACACGACAATCACGAGCATGGTTTCAAAAAAATGTGCAAGGTTTACAAATATCTAGAACATCTCTTTTACAAGATTCTGCTTTAGATAGGACAGGTCAAAATATACGTGGAAGCATGTATATGTATTTTTATGACCCTAAAACAAAAGCAACCTTACCTTACTATGATAGGTTTCCACTAACAATAATGGTTGATGGAGCTCCTGGTGGATTCTATGGATTGAATCTACATTATTTAAACTATAATACTAGGGCTAAGTTTTTAGATGATTTAATGGCATTTGGACCATCAACACCTACTGAAAGCTCTCGGCTTACGCAATTAAGATACAATTTAATATCAGGTGTAAGAAAATTTAAAGAATTTAGACCATGTTTTAAACATTATTTAGGAGCTAATGTACGTTCAGCGTTTTCAAGAGTTCCAATGACTGATTGGGAAATTGCTATATTTTTACCAGTAGAACAATTTCAGAAGAAAAGTAAAACTGCAATATGGAATGAAAGTAATAAAATCGCAAGAAGCAGTGGAAGTATAAGTATTAAAAATACTAAAGCTTACTATACTAGAAATAGGAAGAAAAAATGAGCATAGAAAGATTAAAATCTTTAATAAGTAAAAAGGGTGGATTAGCAAAAGCTAATAGATTCAATGTTATGTTTACACCACCAACACAATCATTACTTAATTTAGATTTACAAGGTATGATAAGTTCTGCAATATCTGGTAATTTTAATGCAAAGAATCTAGTTAATGACCCAAGAGATATATCATTGCTCTGCGATTCAGTGGTTATTCCAGGCAAACAAATAAGTACATTAGATTACCAAACAACAAAAAATTCAGTAAAAATACCTTATGGATATGTACAAGATGATGTATCATTAAGTTTTTTACTAACAAACGATTATTATATGAAAACTATCTTTGACAAATGGATAAATAGTATAGTAGATACCAAAAAATATTGTGTAGCATATAAAGATGACATTACCTGTGATGTAATAATACAGCAGTTAGATGAAGAAGATGTACCAATATATGGTGTAAAATTAGAGGGTGCATTCCCGATAACAATGAGTGAAATAGCACTTTCTAACGAAAGTACTAATACGATTCAAAAATTGAATGTGAGTTTTGCTTATGACAAATGTGTGCCACAAGGCGCATTAAGTAGTACAGGTAGCGCGATAAGAAGCGCGTTGTCTATATTTGGATAATATAATAGGAGAATTATTATGGCTTTACCAGAGCTAAATACAGCTAGGTATAGTATGGTTATACCATCAACTGGTCAAACAGTTAATTATAGACCATATCTAGTGAAAGAAGAAAAGATATTAATGATGGCTATGGAGTCTGATGATAATAAAGTTATCGCCAGAGCTACAATGGATATTATTAAATCTTGTATTGAAGAAGAAATTGATGTTGAAGGATTAGCAATGTTTGACATTGAAGCTATATTTTTAGCATTGAGATCAAAATCTGTCGGTGAATCGATGGAATTAAAAATAAAATGTGGTGATGAATCATGTAAAAAAGTTAATGATATACGTATTAACTTTGATGAAATTGAAATACCAAATATTAGTAATGAAAAAACTAATATTATGTTAACTGATGATGTTGGTGTTGTAATGAAATACCCATCGATGAAAGATGTCGATAAAATGGGTAATGTTGATGAGAATGATACGCAACAAGCTATGAGTATGATAATAGCATGCATAGATTCTATATTTGATGCTGATGCAGTGTATCCAGCTAGCGATGAATCTAGTAAGTCTTTAACTAACTTTGTAGATTCTTTAAACAATGTACAATTTTTAAAATTGTCAGAATTTTTTAGAGATATGCCAACAGTACAACACACAGTTAATTATAAATGTGAGTGTGGAAAAGAGCAAGAACAAGTATTAAGAGGACTTTCTAGTTTTTTTATGTAGGCCTTTCGCACGATAGTCTTGTAAACCATTATAAGACTAATTTTGCTATGATGCAGCATCATCAATATAGTTTGACAGAATTAAATGATATGGTGCCGTGGGAAAGGGAGATATACATTTCTTTGCTTAAGGACCATATAGAAAAGGAAAATGAGCGTATGGAACGCGAGAATCAAAAAATGAGGAGATAACAATGGCTGAGAATCAAGATAACAGCAGAAATGAAGTAGAAATAGACTTAGATAAGTATATGGCTATGATTGACAAGCTTGACGAACAAGAAGACCAAATTAAGGAAATGAAAGAGGAGGCTAGACAAGCCGCAGAAAGATTAGGACCTCGTAAAAGAAAATTCATAGACTTATTCTTAGATGACAATGACTTAAATGAAAAAGCAATCATAGGATTTATATCATTCTTTTTAATGATGTGTTTCGGTATCACCGATTTAGTCACAGCATTAGTATGGGATTTAGACTTAAA